TATCACAGGTCAGCATTCCGTCACGATTGTTAATCATAAATGCACCAGCCTTTTCAAAAGTAGAAAGTAATGCAAGTCCTACTTCATCATCTAAAACTCCAGCACGAACAAACACGACTGTTTTAGGTATCTCAAAATCTACTTTATTACCTTCCTTATCTGATACACTTATCAAACCTCTTTCTACATCATTTGTAGATATCCATGCTCTTCTGGTATTAATTATGTGACAAGGTATTTTATTTTTATCTGAATATTCTTTAATTTGATTGGCGACAACTTCTTTTTCTTTAGATGATACTTTAGTCAAGATGGCAATCTGAATATCACCATCATTCACATTTTCTTCTGTGATGAATGACTGAAAATTTTTCATAATAAAATTACTCTGTGTTTGGTTGCCACTTACCCATTGCCTCTTGTTTACCTTTGTAATCAGCAATCGCAGTCTTGATTGCATCTTCGGCTAGAACTGAACAATGAATTTTTACAGGTGGTAATGCAAGTTCCTCTGCGATATCACTATTTTTTATTTGTTCAACTTTATCTAAAGTTTGACCTTTTACCCATTCTGTTAATAGACTTGATGATGCGATTGCAGAACCACATCCATAAGTTTTAAATTTTGCGTCTTCAATGATTCCGTCATCATTAACTTTGATTTGAAGTTTCATAACATCACCACATGCAGGTGCTCCAACCATACCTGTACCAACACTTGGGTCATCTTTATCAAGTGCTCCTACATTTCTAGGATTCTCATAGTGGTCTAAAACTTTATCTGAATACGCCATTACTCAACCTCTTTCTTTTTACCTATGTTGTATTTAGTTTCTAACATCCATTCATTTTTTTCTTTGAATGCGATGATTTTAATTTGACTTAGTGGTGCAATAGGTTCTGGTTTACCTTTCATAGTAACCAAACCCCAATCACTCAAAAGTTTGACTATTGTATTTCTTCTTGCAATATCGTTTTCTGATAGATTGGTATCCTTACCATCAAGTGCAAATAATTCTTTAAAGTGAACAATATAATACTTACCTTGTTTGTGAAGTATATGGCAAGATTGATATAGTTTCCTTTCTTTTCTAGAGGCAACTCCTATGCGAGATAATGTCTCTCTAATCTTTAGGAAGTCATCAGGTTCTTTTAATAGAACTTCAAACATCTGCTCCTGTGTCCAATTAATATTGTTATCCATGTTTACCGCCTTTATTCATACTATCAATGATAGTCTTAATCTGTTCATCATTTAGTATATCAAGAGCTGATTTTGCTTTCTCATTTCCATATCCATAATACTCTTTTACATACTCTAAATTTTTTATCTTCTTCGCCTTTAACCAAGGTGTATATCTTTTTCGTTTTCTTAGACTATTTATTAAAAAATCAAATTGTAGTTTTTTATCCATGTGATGATTCATATTCATTTCATTGACTAGAAAAATAGTATCTTGAAATGGTGCCACACACTTGTTTATTATGAATGCAGGATATTTCTTTTCCCACATTTCATCTTCACCATCCATAAGTTTTTCTTTGGAATAGTTTATTGCATTTAAATATTCTTTTAACTCATACATTATTTGTGATATCCTTGTTCAATTAATTTCCATGGTATAGTTTCTGCATGATTAGTTTCATTATATAAATTTACACTATCTCCAGCAACTTGTACTCCACTTGATTTACTAAATCCTTTGAACGCCATGTTAAATGCAATACTTCTTCTTTCACCAGAACCTTGAAATGGGTATACTTGATGATATAAACTATTAGGAAATAATAAACACATACCAGGTTTTGGTCTTGCCACAAAAGAACCTGTTGTAAAAATACTTTCATTTGTACAAAATGTAAATTCTATTTGACCATCTTTTTCTTTTGGTTTGTTAGGTATATTTCTAGGTTTCATAGCTGGAACTTTCAAATATAACACGGCACTTATTTGACAATGTGAATGATTGTGTTGTGGATTGTATTCATTTTCATATTGAGATACAGACCAGATAGATTGCATTTGAGTTTTTACATTCATGGCATTCCATTGGTCATGTAAACCAGCATTTAAATAAGCTTGTTCTAGATAACTTCTAGATAGTGCATGAAAGATATTCATCACTTTTTTTTCTTCTAACATAGAATGTGGTATTTCACTTTCAGTTTCTATGACACCAGCAAGTCTAGCACCCATATCTTTTTTATCTTTAATTACATCAACAATTTCATTGAGAGGTTTAATAACACCTTCTGGTAATTGTGCTATTAAAATTAAAGGCCCAAAGGGTTTTACCACTTGTACATTATCTATTTCCATTTCACATCCACCATAATTTCTGTTAGACAGGCCAGTAAGTTTATTTCTTGGTCGGCCACAAATGCTGACTGATACTGGTACTTAGATAAGATAAGAACTGCATGAGGTATAGTGCTAGAATCAGCAAACTCATAAAGACTGTCATAAATACGGCGATACATACGGACAGGGTCATTGTCAAGATTATGCACAATCCACTTTCGCACATTTGTAAATTCTTGTGCTTTGAGTGCAGCCACAAGTTCATTTATATTTACCTCCGATATATTAACTAATATTCCAGCATCTATTTGACCAGATGTAGAATATCTTTGTAATTCATTTAAGGTTCTACGCCAATCTGGGAAATATTTAGTTAATACTTCCATTACAACTCTAGGTTCATATTTTATATTCTCTTGTTCTAGAATATTTTTAACACGACCAAAAAAGTCTTTTGCAAGTTTTGGTTTATCACCTTTAGGAATAATAAAATCAATCACACTACATCTTGAATGTAATGGTTCTATCAATCTGTTTTTATAATTACAAGTAAGAATGAATCCACAGTTTTTGTGAAATTCTTCCATGAACCCACGAAGTGCAGGTTGAGTAGATTGAGGATTTAGATAATCTGCCTCATCAAGTATGACATACTTACGACCACCTTCAAGTGATACAGTAGAGGCAAAGTTTTTGATTTTATTTCTGAGAACATCAATACCAGATTCTTCTGAACCATTTATGACTAATGATGTTGCACCTATTTCATCAAGCATTGCTTTGGCAACAGTAGTCTTACCTATGCCAGGGCCACCTGATAATATTAAATTAGGAATGTGTTTATCTTCTACAAATTCTTTAAAAGTATTTTTTAAATGGTCTGGTAGAACACATTCATTGATAGATTTGGGTCTGTGTTTTTCAACCCATAAAAAAGTTTCCATAATATAAAGTCCAAGTTATTCATTTTAAAATAAGAATGTTGCAGTTTTTACTAATGATAATAATAACCAACCTGTTATTATACCACTAAAGTAAATTAACCAAAATGCTTTATCATTCATAACTACTCTCTGGTTCAAGTGCAACCCAATATTCAATATCTTTATTTGTAGATTTTAAATGACTGATATTCTTTGATGATATATCTACATCATAATTACCATCCATAAGTTTTAAATTTTCTACTTTAAAAAAGAAATTAAAGTCACTACCATCTGCAACAGTATCAACATCTAAAGAGAATGTGTTTGCAGTATCATTCTTTTTATCTTTGACTGTTAGATATACATCTGTATTTTTCTTTTCTAATACTAGGTCTGGTGCCTGTATAACACCTGCAGCTCTTTTTAGTTTATTCAAGTCTTCACCATTCAATGTAAATGAAACTTCTTTACTTGGCATAGTAATAGTTTTACTTGGTGAAGTTACAACTGATGGGTCTGAGTAAAAATACTTCAAAGAATTTTTTGGATTTTTTTCTTCTTTGATAGTTACAAAGCCATCATTGAATTCTAGAATAGGACTTGTAAATAAAGATATAGAAGCAAGAAACTCATTTAGGTCATAGATTGCTACTTCCTTATCAAATGATTCTTCTACATCTGCTTTTGCAACAATATTTTTCATGGCAGACATTGTTGTCAATGTACTACCTTCCTTGATAACAAGATTTTGATTTATTGTTGCAAAGTTTTTTAACACTTCAACTGTGTGTTCACTTAGTTTCATAATATAATCTCCTGTGTTAATGTTCTTTACTTAGTGTTGGTGATTTAAATTGTGCGACAGTTTCTTTACTGTCTCTTATATTAAAGTTAGCAGACATTGTTCTTCGTTCACCATCACCAAAAAACGGCATGACACAATGTTGTAACCAATTAGGGAATATTATCATAAATCCTTTTTTAGGTTTTATATATTCCTGTGCGTCTAACTTTAATCTATAAACATCATGAATAGTATTCGTTGATGTTATTAATCCTGTGTGACCATCAATATCACCTGTTGCCTCATGTAATTGTATTGTTGGTGGTTTATCTTCAATACACTTTGGTACTTTTAAATAAAATATCATTGATAGTCCAGCTGGGGTTTGACAACCATGTGCATGTAAAGGATTGTAATCACCTTCATAACTATGCACAGTCCATGCTTCAAAAGCCTCTGCAATACTGTCACGACTGTAACCAGTTTTGTCTCTGAGTAAACTAGTTGCAACTCTATCTACAACAGTTTTGAAATCTTTTCCTACATCATCATTTAGAGGAAATGTATATTGTTCAGATTTTTCGTTTCTATTAATCTGTCCTACTAACTGACTAGAATGAGAAACTTTTGATGGTATAATAACATTGTCAATATGATTATTAATATCATCTGTAAAAGCATCTGGGAACTGTATTGCCATCAACTTATAAGCAGGAATAGTTTTTATCTGCGCATGAGTATCAAAAGGTTTTTGTTCTTGTTGTTTAGGTTGTTCTTTTTTTGTTCCTAAAGAATCTGAAAGGTCTTTTAAACTCATGTTCTATCTTTCCTGTAATGGTCACCTGTTATTTTTTGTTTAAGACTGACATTTATATTCGCAGAGAATGTTCTTCTTTCATCATTTGGAACATCACTAAAGAATGGCATAACACCATGTCTCAACCAACTAGGGAACATAATCAATGTGCCAACTTCTGGTTTTATATATTCCTCTGTGATTGGTCGTAACATATTTATATCACGCATTCCATTTGAACCCCATGTTAAATATGTAAACCCATCAACATTACCTGATGATTCATTTAATCCACCAAATTCTTCAGCAGGATTACCTAGTCTTTCAATACATCTAGGAACTTTTAAATAATAAATTAAAGATACACCCATTGGTGTTCTTGTGCCATGGTCATGTACGGGATTGTAGTCACCATTATAACTGTGAACTGTCCACATTGATTCCATAGAGGTTTCACATTCAATTCCGATTGACCTATCAACAAATTCTCTTGCAAGTCTTTGTAATACACCACTAAACATTTCTCCAACT